TGAAGGCATTGCTGCCGAAACCGTGAAGCTTGCCACTTCCACCACTGAAGTGACTGTCAAGAAGGCTATGAAGGCCGTTGAACTGACTGACGAAGCTGTTCTGTCTGGCTATGGCAATCCTGTTGGCGAAACCAACAATCAGCTTGCCAAGTCCATTGCTTCCAAGGTTGATGTTGATGCTATGGCTGCCCTTCAGGGTGCGCAGCTGATCTATGACGGTTCCGCTTCTGCCATCACCTACGCTGGCATTGTGGATGCCATTGACCTGTTTGATGAAGAAGTGAACACTGACAAGGTGATTTTCGTGCATCCCAAGCAGGTGACTAAGCTGCGCAAGGACGCTGATTTCATGAGCGCTGACAAATATCCCGGCAATGTTGTTATGAGCGGCGAAATTGGCAAGATTGCCAACACCCGTGTTGTGCCTTCCAAGAAGGTTCCCATGGCTGACGGCGTTTATGCTTGCCCCATTGTCAAGCTGAACAACGATGCCGAGACCGAGGATGACGCTGCTGCGCTGACCATCTATCTGAAGCGTGACACCAACGTGGAAACCGAGCGTCAGAGCCTGTCCCGTAAGACTGACATCAGCGTTGACAAGCACTATGCTGTTGCGCTGTCCAACACTTCCAAGGTTGTGCTTGCTAAGTTTAAAGCCTAAACGAAAGGATGAATCCGCATGATCATGACTGTTGCCGAACTTCGGCAGTTCATTGACACGGATGTTGAAGATCAGGTGCTTGAAGCCAAGCTTCAGGCACTTGAACTTCTTATCAGAGCGCATACGAATAACAATTTTCAGGTTAGGGCTTTCCGGGCCGTGGCTGTGGCAATGGCTGAAGGGAATCAGCTGCTATTCAACAGCGCTATTCCCTTTTCCATTGGTGATACGTTGCATATCACTGATTCTGATTTTATGCAGGATGCGCTTGTTACCGTGGTAAGTGTGTCTGGTGGATCAGTCACGGTCAATGAAGACCTGTATGACGAATCCGGCGTGGTTGTCACGAAGGTCAAATATCCCCAGGATGTCAAGATGGGTGTTGCCAATCTGATGAAGTGGGAACTGGACAACCGTGAAAAGGTTGGTGTGGCTTCTGAAACCATTTCCCGGCATTCTGTGACCTATTTCAACATGGACGGGGATAATTCCATTATGGGTTATCCTAAGTCCCTAATGGGCTTTCTACGGCCCTATAAGAAGGCCCGTTTTGGTCAGGGGGTCAGGGTATGAAAGGCATAGGCGGCAACATCAAAGCAAACGTCCAGGTCTTCACAGCGGCCAAGAATGAAATTGGTGAGAATGTGCAGACCTGGGCCGATGTCCAGAACATCAAAGGCTGGCTTGACCTTCAAAGCGGTGATTCCAAATATAGCACCTATCATGCCAAGATCCAGGAATCCACGCACATCTTCATTGCTGACTATGTGCCGTTGGATTCCCGGATTAAAGCTGAAAATGCCAGAATGGTCATCAACGGCAATCGTTATGACATCATGCTGATTGACAATCCTATGGAACTGAAGACGGGTTCCCAACTGGAATTCTATCTGAAGTTCACGGGGGGTCAGTGATATGTCACACGTTGAATTCACGGACAATAGGGTTCAAGTGAAAGCTGCGCTGAATGACGCTGTGTTGCAATGGCTAGAAGAAGCGTCCAGTGAACTTGAATCCCAAACCAAACGTAATTCAAGACCAATAAAATACGGCGGCTATGACGTCAAGGGAAGTTGGTCACACATCGTGGATGAATCCAAGAAAGAAGCCAGGGTTGGCAGTCGGTTGGAAGCAGCCTATTGGGAAGAACTTGGCACTGGTGAATATGCCCTAAACAAAGACGGACGCAAGGGCTGGTGGGTGTACGTCGAAGGAAGTTCCACGCATCCTAGCAGACAGCCTGTCAGAACCAAAGAAGAAGCGTTGCAGACTGCCGCTTTCCTAAGATCCCAGGGGCTTGATGCCCATGCTACAAACGGCACAGAAGCAAACAGACCGCTTCACAGAGCGTTTACAGCAAACAGGGCAAAAATAACACGAAGACTTGAACAAATCCTGAAAGGGGCGCTTGGCTGATGTCAATACAGGTGCTTAAAATCGTATCAAGCGCCATGACTGAACTTGGCATTGAATACGGCTTTGTTAGCTATTCTGGAAATCCTATTGTATATCCATATGCAGTGGGAGAATACCAGGAAACAGAGCCAGTGACGGAAGATGGCCTTATTGAAGGCACATTCACGCTGACGCTGTTTCATCGTGGGGAATGGCTTGACCTTGAAAGAGCAAAAGAGAAAATAGAACGATATTTCAATCAGGTATCTGGAAAAACGGTCATCACTGACAACGGGTCAGGGGTGGCTATTTTTTATGCCGGATCCATGATTGTTCCGACTGGTGACGCTGAATTGAAGCGTCTGCAAATCAATCTAAGTATTAATGAATGGAAGGTGACGATATGAGCAGAGAAGGCAAGACTGGCGTGTCCACCAACACGCCGAAAAACATTCTGTTTGGCGCTGGCACTATCCACAAGGGTCTGAAGTATGAAGGTTCTTCCTGGAACTTTGAAGCTTCCATTGTGGGTGCTACTTCTGGCGGTTCCAAGCTGTCCATCATCCCTGAAGTGACCAAGGTTGAAGTGGACGGTGCGCTTGTTGCTGTCAAGGGCCTGACTGTCAAGACTGGTGAAACCGCCAGCATGGAAGTGAACTTCATTGAACTGACCCAGGACATCATCAAGGCCGCTACCATTGGCGCTGCTGGCACTTCTGATGACACCACCTATGATGTCATCGTGTCCAAGGCCAGTATTGTTGAAGGCGACTATTGGGAGAATATCGCTTTTGTGGGCAAGACCCTGGAAGGCAAGAACATCATTGCTATTCTGGAAAATGCCCTTTGCACTTCCGGCTTTGAGCAGGAAGGCAAGAACAAGGAAGGCGCTATTGGCAAGTATACCTTTGAAAGCCACGCTGAACTTGATTCTGACCTGGACACCCTGCCTTGGAAGATTTACTATCCCAAGGCTTCTTGATGAAACACTTTATGCAAGGCCGCTTTCTATGAAGGCGGTCTTGCGCTTTTAATTTATCTGTCAAAAAACTATTTGAAAGGAACGGAACAATGACGGAAATCAAAGAGAACGAAAAGACCTATGAACTTCGGAAACTGACTGCGGATGATGTGTTCCCTATGTTCCAGATTATTTCTAAAATCGGCATCAAGGAATTCAAGACTTGTTTTGATGCACCTGAAGTGAAAGCTGCTTTGGAGAAGATGGCCGCAGGGGATGAAACTGCCAATCTGAATTCTGTTGGCCTTATCGTTGCGCTGGATGTGGCTAGCCTTCTGATGGCTAATCTGCCTAAGTGCAAAGAAGACATCTATCTGCTTCTGGCACAGCTGTCCGGCATGAACAAGAAAGAAATTGCTTCCCTTGATCTTGTGACCTTCACGGATATGGTCATTGATGTTATCAGAAAGGAAGAATTCGCTGATTTTTTTCAGCGTGTTTCCAAATTGTTTCGGTAAATGACATCAAGTTCATGGATATGCTTTTTCAGCGCTATGCCAATCCGCTGATGTTGATTGACAGGATGCTGATGACAGGCAGATTCCGTGAATTTGTCGATGAATTTATAAACATCCGCAACGAAGAAACAGAAGACAAGACGCTGTGGGAATTCTGGCTGCACAAAGTTCTTGATAAGACATTCAATGAATTCATGGATTCACTGAAGTCCGAAAAAGACAATGCACCAACGGAAGAAGAATTGATTGCTACTGTTACGGGATCGGTAGGCATATTGCATGGCTTTAATCTTTCGTGATGAAAGAAGGGTTGAAGCATGGAGCTTTTCAGGCTTCTTGGAACTATTGCCGTTGATAATGATGCGGCAAACCGGGCTTTGGATGAAACAGGCCAAAGAGCGGAAAGCACTAGCAACCAAACACAGGGAGCATTCAGCAAGATTGGATCTGTTGCCGGGGGCCTGGTTAAGACCTTTGCAACAATTGGCGTTGCCCTGGGTGGCGCTTGGGTGGCAGCAATAGAATCCACACGGGAATATAGAACTGAAATGGGCAAGCTTGACACTGCCTTCCAGGTGTCCGGGCATTCGTCTGAAGTGGCCAAACAGACCTATTCAGATTTGAATGCCGTCCTGGGTGACAGTGGACAGGCCGTTGAAGCTGCACAGCATCTTGCCAAGCTGACAGACAATGAAAAGGATCTTCAGACCTGGACAAACATCTGCACGGGCGTTTATGCCACTTTCGGCGAAAGTCTTCCCATCGAAGGCTTGACAGAAGCGGCAAATGAAACAGCAAAGACAGGCATCCTGACAGGCGGTCTGACAGATGCGCTGAACTGGGCCGGAATCGGTGAAGAACAGTTCCAGGAAAAGCTTGATGCTTGTTCTAATGAGCAAGAGCGGCAGAAGCTTATTATGGACACGCTAAACGGCACATATTCTAAGGCATCCGAACAGTACAAGAAAACCAACAAGGATGTCATGGATGCACAGAAGGCCCAAGAAAAGCTGACGGACGCTTTTGCAGAGTTGGGCGCTGTTGGTGAACCTATCCTGACGCTTATCAAAACAAAGGTTGCTGACATGGTGACGGCGGCTATACCACATCTTCAGAATCTTGTCAACAAGGTCAAGGATGTGAAGAAGTGGATTACGGATAACAAAAGCACCATTGACACATGGAAAGCCGCCATTGTTGGTGCAACGGTCAGCGTGGCTTCGTTTGTGCTGATCCTAAAATGGGGCGCTATCATGTCCGCTGCATCAAAGGCCATTAAGGGCGTTACACTGGCCGTCAAAGCGCTGAATCTTGCTATGAAGGCCAATATCATTGGGCTGATTATAAGCCTAATCCTGGGCCTTGTAGCGGCCTTTGTGACGCTTTGGAAAAAGAATGAAGGCTTCCGCACATTCTGGATCAATCTGTGGAACAAAATCAAATCTGCTTGCGGCACTGCTGTTGACTGGATTAAGAAGCAGTTCAACAAGCTTAAATCTGCGGTGGATGTAGTCAAGACCACTTTCAACAATATCCAGAAGACCATAGGTGAAAAGATGGAAGCGGCAAGGGACAAAGTGAAATCTGCCATTGACAAAATCAAAAAGATTTTCCCTTTGAGCATCGGCAAAATCTTTAGCAACTTTAAGATTCCGAAGATTAATGTCAGCGGTGGCAAAGCGCCTTTTGGTATTGCCGGGAAGGGCAAGCTTCCTAGCTTCAATGTGAAATGGAACGCTGAAGGCGGCATCTTGACAAAGCCCACCATCTTTGGTATGAGCGGCAACACGCTTCTTGGCGGTGGTGAAGCTGGTGCTGAAGCAATTGCCCCTATAACACTTCTAAAAGATTATGTCAAATCTGCGGTTCAGAGTGAGAATGAAGGCATTATTCGGACGCTGATTGAACAGAACAGAATGATGATGGATTTCCTTGCAAGAATCGTGCCAAGCGTTGTCAGGCTTGATTCTGGTGCGCTTGTAGGTGAATTAGTCCCTGCTGTTGACATGGGCCTGTCTGATAGATGGTCACATTCAATGCGTGGGAATACAAGGTGAAGGCCGCTTTTCCAGCGGTCTTCTTTTTACTATGTAGGAAAGAAGGTGAAAACCGTTGGAACTGTTTAAGATCTTGGGCAAAATTGCGGTAGATAACGATGAAGCGAATGACAACCTGGACGAAACTTCAGAACGGGCATCTTCCTTGGCGACAAGTCTAAGAAGGGGTCTTGGAACTGCGGCCAAGATTGGCGGCGCTGCCATTGCCGCAGCGGCAGCTGGCGTTGTGGCGCTAACAAGGTCTTCTGTTGCGGCCTACGCTGATTATGAACAGCTTGTTGGTGGTGTTGAAACGCTATTCAAAGAAAGCGCCGGGGTTGTTCAGGGCTATGCAGATAGGGCCTATCAAACGGCTGGTATGTCTGCGAATGCATACATGGAAACTGTCACAAGCTTTTCTGCGTCCTTGCTTCAGTCTTTGGGCGGTGATACGGCAAAGGCGGCCGAATATGCTGATATGGCAATCATAGACATGTCCGACAACGCAAACAAAATGGGCACGGACATTTCCTTGATTCAGAACGCTTACCAGGGCTTTGCAAAACAGAATTACACAATGCTTGACAACTTGAAGCTTGGCTATGGCGGCACACAGGCCGAAATGGAAAGGCTTATCAAGGACGCTGCGGAACTAGATGACACATTCAAGCTTGCTTATGACAGCAATGGTGATCTTGTTTATTCGTATGCTGACATTGTTGACGCAATTCACATTGTTCAGACGGAAATGGGAATCACGGGAACAACGGCAAAAGAAGCATCAAGCACGATTTCCGGCAGCATAGCTTCAATGAAAGGTTCTTGGCAAAACCTGTTGACGGCCCTTGCTGGTGACGGATGGGATTTGGGTGTGTATGTCAGCAATTTTGTTGACAGCGTTGCCACGGCTGCTGAAAATCTTATCCCCAGGATAAACACGGTATTAACTGGAATATCTCAATTGGTCGGAAGTCTTGCACCAATTATTATTTCTGCGCTTCCTGGGTTGGTGTCAAGCGTGTTGCCGGAATTGTTGGCGGCTGCGACAACTATTGTGATTGCGGTTGCTGAAGCATTGCCGGATCTTTTTGGCAGCATTGTGGAAGTCCTTCCAAGCGCAATCAATACGATTGTGGCGGCGCTGCCCGGACTTGTGCCCAGACTGGCAAATGGCCTTACATCTATGTTTGAAATTTTGTGCAGCACATTTACGGAAATAATTCAGCCGCTTATTGAAGCAATTCCCACTTTGATTGAACAAATTGTAGCCTGTCTGCTTGATAATGTGTGGAATTTCATGGATGGCATAGTTGCACTTGTTTCCGAGTTGGTAGCAATGCTTCCTGAAGTTGTTCCGATAATTGTTGGCGCTGTCACGGAAATTGTGCGGCTTATCATTGCGTATATCCCGGACATTCTTCCTGAACTGGTCAACGCAGTCATAACAATTATCAACTTGCTTGTAGAACAGCTTCCTGTGATTCTGCCGATGCTGATTGAAGCATTGATTCAAATCATAACTATGCTGACAGAACAAATTCCTGTGATTATCCCAATGCTGATTGATGCGGCAATTACCATTGTTTCCGCTTTGATTGCCGCATTGCCGGAAATCTTGTCTGCATTGGTTTCAGCGCTTCCTGCGTTGTTGCAAGCTGTTTGGAATGCAATTGTCATGGTGTTCAATAATCTTCCGGCTTGGTTTGGGGAGATTTTCGATGGCATCTGGTCAATTATTACAGGCGTGTGGACAAGCATTCAGGAAACTGTTGCACCGATTCTTGAAAATATCAAGACGGCTATCACAGAAAAGTTTGAAGCGGCAAAAGAAACGGTGACAACCACCATTGAAACCATCAAGACCAATATTTCTGATAAGTTCACGGCGGCAAAAGAAACTGTGACGGGCATTTTTGAAGAAATCAAGACTTCGATTTCTGAAAAGATTGAAGCGGCGAAAACTACGGTCAACAATGCCATTGAAGCAATCAAGGGCTTCTTTGACTTTGAATGGTCTTTGCCGGATCTGAAAATGCCGCACTTCAGCTTTAGCGGTGGGTTCAGCTTGAATCCCCTGTCTGTTCCCACGCTGTCCGTTGAATGGTATAAACACGGCGGTATTATGACGGATCCCACGGCCTTTGGCATCAATCCTAGCAACGGCAAAGTCATGGTTGGCGGTGAAGCCGGGGCTGAAGCCATAGCGCCCATTGACACGCTTCAAAGCTATGTGTCAGCTGCGGTGGCCGGGCAGAATGCTGTGGTTGTTTCCGTGCTTGAACAGATCCTTGAAGCAATCCTGGTGATGGATGACAACATGGGCGGCAATCTGCGTGATGCTTTGGCTGATATGCGCTTCAGCATCAATGACAGAGAGTTTGCAAGACTTGTGAAGGCGGTGTATTAAGATGCTTGAACAGCTGAAATATAAGAATCATATTAATGAAGTTTTTGAATTCGGCAAAGACGGCATCTTTGTTGATACGAATGACCTTCATGACTATGAGTGGAAAGTAACAACTAAGGGAAGCAGAATTGCTTCCCTTGGCTATGCGGTCAGCAAGCGGACGCTTCCTATCACCATCATTTGTGAAACGGAAGAACAGGGCATTGAAGCCCGGAACAGGCTTTTTGAAGTGGTGGAAAAAGATGCCCTTGCCATGAAGCATGGTCAAATCATCATTGGCAACTACTATTTCAAATGCTTTGTGACAAAGAGCCAGAAAAGCAACTATCTGATCACCAAGCGACATCTGAAGCTGAAGTTGACGCTGACAACGGACTTCCCCTATTGGGTGAAGGAAACCACGTTCAGCTTCCGCAAGACAGATGACAGCGCAAGCGGTGAAGGTCTTGACTTCAGCTTTGACTATCCCTATGACTATGCGTCTGAAATAAGCAGCCAGAACCTGAACAACACGGG